TGTATCTCCTAATATTGTTGTTTTATCATTTCATTATATAATCTATCACTTGCACCATTAAGAATTCTCTGGGCTCTTCTATTGTCAATTACTTCTTGGTTCTTGTATATTTCTTCAGACTTATAAAACTGTGTATCTTTCAATGCTTGATTTGTGTATGCAGAAATATCCAATTGGTTCTTTGTTAAGTCTGCAAGGTTAACACCTGATGCCGCTTCATTTTCTTGTGCATCTTTCTTTACTGTTGCTTTCTCTTCTTTTGCTTCTTCTTTGATTTCTACTTTTACTTGATTGGAAAGATCAACAAGATTATTAGAATCGACATTGAGTATTGTTACTTTTTCATCCGATTCTTTTTCAGCATCCTTCTCGGCAAAAGTCTGTTGATTCTCTCTTACAGCTTCCTTCTTTTCTTCTTCTGTTACACTTGAATCAAATAATTGTTCTTCTTTCTTTTCGTCTCTCATTGCAACATCAAAACTCTGAGTTGCTACTGCCGATATCGACATAAGTGCTTCTGATGTTCCTGATGCATCTGGATTGGCATCTTCAGACATGGACTGTTCTATCGATTGATTTACTACTCTCATTGCCGCAGTTGTATCTGTTGCTTCTCTTACAATTGAAGAAATAAGATTACGATCAACTTCTTTTACTTCTTTTTCTTTCTCTTCTTCTTTTGCTACTACTTCTTTTAATACTTCCGGTTTGCCATCTGGTACTGATAGTTCTCCAGTTGTACTTAATTCTATACCACCAACATCAACTGTCGTTTCTGCTTTCGTTGAATCTTCTATTGATTGTGCTTGTGTAGTAGTTTCAACGACTGGCTTTTCTTCTTCTTTAGATTTTTCTTCTTGTTGCAATTTTAATGCCATTGCCGCACCATATCCTTCGCAGGATGGATCATATAAAGGATTGGCAGAACATGCTTGTTGGAATGCTAATGCCTCTGCGTACCCCGGACAAAATAGATTAGCCAAAGGTCCAAGTACAGAACAAACTGTTGATTCAAGTTCTTGTTGGAATCCAGGGCAGTAAATGTCATAAAGAGGATTAGCAGAACAAGCAAGATCGTATTGGTACTGTTCCCATGCTTGCTGGTAACCTGGGCATGACACACTACTCAATGGGTCAATTGAACAAACATCTACTGAATATCTTACAGACAGAGAAAAGTTTGAAAACTCTGGACCATAATATCCTGCCCAAAAACCTGAGTCTCTTGAAGTTATAGAAAGGGATAGTCTATCGACTTGCGTTAAGGAATATTGTGAATTGTAAGTTCTACTTCCAGAAAAATTTGTCCATTGCGTAAGATGATACCCATAATTATAATTATCACTCTCTGCTACAGAACCATCTCTGTTATACAATGAAACATTAATTAGTGCTACTGGATCAAAGTTTCCAGGTTGTTGACCGTTAATGTTAGAATTCTTTACCCACCAACTGTAATTGTATCCTTCAATCTGGACCGGTGAGTTTCCAAACACATTGGGTAAATTAATATTTTGAGTCAATGTGTATTGACCATAACTGAATATGATCTGTCCATATCCATCTATTCCGGGACAAGGTCCTCCTGAGTAACCTCCCCAAAAAGCGCCAGAGGTAGCAGTAGAGCAACCTTCCCAGGCTGACCTTGTATTGGTAACTAAATTACCAGTTGACTCTGTTTGTGCTTTAGAGTAGGAGTAAAAGCAACCCAAGAACACCAAGCCCAAGACCAAATGACTTAGTAGTTTCATCTTTCTTTTCCTCTACTGGTGTTGGAACTCTATCTGGATTCTCATTCCAGATTGTTCTTGCTTGTTCTCCGATGCGACCATCGACAGGACATGGAGTACCTGCCGCCATCATTGCGTCCCAAACTCTTCTATCTTGACACATGGTAGCAACTGCCGCTACTTTCATACCCATATCATAAAGTGTTTTGGAAAGTTTTAATCTTTCGCAGTTCATATCTCGAACTGTAGCACCTCCGGAGATACCAAGGATCTGAGTTTGAAGTGCTCCCGATACTCCAGTGGTACAGAGATCGGAGTTACCTCCACTCATCATCGAAGGTGAAATAGCACTTGGTGGAGGTGATTCAACTTTTTGGTTAATATCAGAACGATTATAGTTATCGTTTCTGTTATTCGAATCTACTTTCTGTTCAGATGTACTGGTACTAGAATTAACATTATTATTAGTGTTTACATTGTTACTTGTAGAAGTACTTGTATTCACATTGTTATTGTTATTTAGATTTACCGAATTGCTATCGATCGTGTTTACGTTGGTATTCGTATTTGTTGAAGTACTGGTACTGCTATTCACGTTAGTATTAACACTGGTACTTGTAGAAGTACTGGTGCTAGTATTTACGTTATTGTTCGTATTGACACTGGTACTGGTCGAAGTACTATTATTGGTGTTAATGTTGGTATTTGTCGCTGTACTATTGACAGTAGTGTCATTAGTGTTTATATTATTGTTATTGTTTGTATTGGTGCTGGTTACGGTACTTGTGGAAGTACTGTTGTTGTTCGTGTCTACTAATGTACTCGAATCATAAGTCTGTGAACCGACTGGTAACGAAGCCATAACGAAGATCACACCGAAAAGTGTTTTCTTCATTTGGTTCCTCTTTTTGGAAGATTACTATTAAATACTTATTGATTTTTCAAATAAATTATAATATACTTATTATTTATATGATAGGAGCGGTATGAAATTCTACACTAGTGTCAATCAATATGGAAACAATATCCTGGTCCGTGGGATAAACAACGGAAAAGCGGTTCAGGATAGAATACAGTTCAAACCGACACTTTTTGTAAAGTCTCAGAAGCAGACCGAGTATAAATCGTTATACGGTGAGAATCTAGATTCCATAGATTTTGATAGCATTAGTGATGCGCGAGAATTCGTAAATAGATATAAAGAAATTGAGAACTTTCCGCTCTTTGGTAATACAAACTACGCATATCAGTATATTACTCAGACCTTTCCAAATGAGATAGAGTTCGATATATCCAAGATAAAGATTTGGACACTTGATATAGAAACAACCGCGAATAATGGATTCCCAGATATAACGAATCCGATCGAAGAAATATTACTGATTACTATACAGGATAACATAACTAAGCAGATCAAAACTTATAGTAGAAACGAGTATAATAATTATAGGAATGATGTTACTTATATTCTATGTAGAGATGAAATAGATCTGCTGAAAAGATTCATGGAGGATATGGAAGACGATTATCCTCATATCATAACAGGTTGGAACGTCGAGTTTTTCGATATCCCATATCTGAGTACCCGAATAGAAAAGTTGTTGGGGCAAGATGAACTGCGTAAATGTTCTCCGTGGAGAGTGGTAAACAGAAAAGATATTAAAACACTGAAGAGCGAGAATATCGCATACGATTGGTTAGGTATTGCTATACTAGATTATCTAGATCTGTATAAGAAATTTACTTACAATGCTCAGGAATCTTATAAGCTTGATCATATTGCAAAGGTAGAACTTGGTCAGGAAAAGTTATCGTATGACGAATATGGATCATTTACAGAATTCTGGCAAAAGGATTGGCAGAAGTTTGTAGATTATAATATTCGAGATGTTGAACTTGTGGATCGCCTTGAAGATAAGATGAAGTTAATTGAACTCATCTTGACAATGGCATATGATGCTAAGTGTAACTATATTGATATCTTCTCTGCAGTTAGAACTTGGGACTGTATACTGTATAATCACTTATGGAAAAAGAAAATAGTTGTACATCAGAGACAGGATAGAGCAGGGCGACAGATCGCAGGTGCGTATGTTCAGGAACCTAAGCCTGATAAGTATGATTGGGTCGTATCTTTTGATGCTACAAGTCTGTATCCTAGTATAATTATGCAATACAATCTGTCTCCTGAGACAATATTACAGTCTCCAAAGGATGTGACAGTAGGAAAACTTGTAGATAAGTCGATTGACCTATCGGATCTCAAAGAAGAAAATTGCTGCATGACTTCGAATGGTTATAGATTTGATACTACAAAGCAAGGCATATTTCCTGAGATTGTAGAAAAATTATTTGATGATCGTAAAAAGTATAAAAAGATGATGTTGGAGGCTCAGCAAAAATATGAGGAGACCAAAGACGATATATGGAAGAAAGAGATATCCAAGTATAATAACTTCCAGATGGCTAGGAAGATTCAGATGAACTCGCTCTTTGGTGCGATGGCAAACGAATTCTTTAGATTTTACGATGATCGAATTGCTGAAGGTATCACACTAACAGGTCAGTATATTATTCAGACAGTAGGTAAAGCACTTAATAAGTATCTGAATAAAGTTTGTGAGACAGAAAATTATCTGTATTCATTTTATTCAGATACAGATGCCTGCTATATTACTCTTGAGCCTCTGGTTAAGAAATTCTTTTCTAATCTACCCAAGGATAAATTGGTAGAAGTACTGGATAAAATATGCCAAGAAAAAATTGAGAATGTTTTATTAAAGACCAGTGAGGACATTGCTCAATATACTAATGCATATAAACAGAAAATTTTCTTCAAGCGAGAAGTCATTGCGGACAGAGGCATATGGGTAGCAAAGAAAAGATATGCTCTTAATGTTTATAATAACGAGGGCGTCAGTTATACTGAACCAAAATTAAAAGTCATGGGATTGGAGATCGTTCGATCATCTACCCCTGAGCCCGTACGAGATGCACTTCGTAAGGCTGTTAAGATTATCCTTACTGAAACAGAAGATACGGTACAGGAATATATTAGGAACTTTGAAACGGAATACAGGAAGCTTGAACCCGAGCAAATATCTTTTCCTAGGAGTGTCAACGGAATAGATAAATACTCAGATAGATCTAACATATATAAACAGGCCACCCCAATGCATGTCCGAGGGTCTCTATTATATAACTTCCATATTATTCAGAATAAACTAGATAAAAAATATCAACCGATAAAAGAGGGAGATAAGATCAAGTTTGTTTATTTGAAAGAACCAAATACAATTAACGAAAATTGTATTGCATTTAATACTAAGATCCCAGAGGAATTAGATATTAAAAAGTTCATTGATTATGATACTATGTTTGAGAAGTCTTTCCTTGATCCATTGAATACCATTCTAAGCAGTATGGGATGGTCAGCTAAACCTAAAGCAACTCTAGAAGGATTATTCGGATGAAAAATTTAATTTTAGTTTTAAGTTTATTTCTAACAGTTCCCGCATTTGCCCAAAAGCAACCGCAGGGAGTTACCTACGATGCACAGATACTGAAAGTGAGCGACGGCGACACAATCGTGATCGCCGCCCCATTTTTACCGGCACCCCTTAAGCCTCAACTTGCAGTTAGAATCTTTGGAGTCGATACCCCAGAAAAAGGTCATAGAGCACAGTGTCCTTCGGAGGCTCAACGAGGAGAACAAGCAACCCAGTTTACTAAGGCTATGGTTGAAAAGGGAAAGGTATTTCAAGTTATACTATACGGTTGGGATAAGTTTGGTGGTAGAGTTTTAGGTGACATCATTGTCGACGGTAAAAGTGTCCGTCAAGGCTTAATTGGTGCAGGATTAGCAAGAGAGTATTATGGTGAAGCAAAACAAAGTTGGTGCAATTGACACTATTTAAAATATACGATACAATATACAGATACTATACGGAGGTATTATGAGTTTACTTGAAAAATTGAAAAAGAATTCTACGATTAAGGAAACGGAAGTTCTGAATAAATCTAAATTCTTTTCTAAGAAAGATATGATTCAGACATCTGTTCCAATGATGAACGTGGCGTTGTCTGGTAGTTTGGATGGGGGTTTGACTCCTGGATTGACAGTATTTGCTGGGCCATCCAAACATTTTAAAACAGCATTCTCGTTATTACTTGCCAAATCATATATGGACAAGTATGAGGATGCTGTAGTTTTATTCTATGATTCAGAGTTCGGAAGTCCGCAATCATACTTCGATAACTTTGGTATCAATACTGATAAGGTATTACACACACCTATAACTGATATTGAACAGTTAAAGTTTGATATCATGTCACAGTTAAATAATATTGAACGCGGAGAACGAGTTATTATTGTAGTTGATTCTGTAGGTAACCTTGCTTCTAAGAAAGAAGTTGAAGATGCACTTGAGGGCAAATCTGTTGCAGATATGACCAGGGCAAAACAGATGAAATCTCTTTTCAGAATGGTAACGCCTCACCTAACGATCAAGGATATCCCAATGGTCGTAGTAAATCACACTTATGCTGAGATTGGTCTTTATCCCAAGCAGATTGTTTCTGGCGGTACAGGCATTTATTATTCTGCAGACAATATCTTTATCATTGGTCGCCAGCAGGAAAAAGATGGTACAGATGTCATTGGATATAACTTTGTCATCAATGTAGAAAAATCTAGATTCGTAAAAGAAAAATCTAAGATTCCCATTGAAGTTACATTCGAGGGCGGTATCAGTACATGGTCCGGATTGCTCGATATTGCAATCGAGGCAGGATTCGTTGTTAAACCTTCTAATGGTTGGTACTCGCATAAAGATAGTGAGAAGAAATATCGTCAGAAGGATACTTATACTAAAGAGTTCTGGTTGCCGATACTATCTAATAAAGACTTTAGACAGTATATAGATGATACTTACAGAATTGCTGGTTCTGAAATGTTGCAGAAAGAAGTATCCATGGAAGAGATTGATGAGGAGTTCGAGAATGCAAGTTCGGTATGAACCATGGGATTATAAAAACGAAATCGAAGATCTTTGGGGAGTAACTATTACCGACGGCGAATTTGCCGGAACATCTATCTCATTTAATAGTATGGATCTAAAAGAAGATTCTCAGGATCTTCAATTAGATTATACTGTAGTTAAGGTTGCCCCAGGTAAAGAAAAGAGTGAGATAAGTGGTCCCGAGTTCGAGAAAGCATTAAGTTTTATTATCCAGGATATTTTAGAAAAGGCAATCGAGCATTATGGAGAAGATAATACTACAAAGTCTGGTCAATAACGAAGAATACTTGAGGAGAGTTATTCCGTTTCTCAAGCATGAGTATTTTCAAGATAGTAATGAAAAAACAATCTTTAAAAAAATTGTAGAATTTGTAGATGAGTATAATAGTCCTCCGAATAAAGATGCTCTTATCATATCCTTGCAGAATGATAAAAATTTAACTGAGGAACAGTATAAAGAATCAGTATCAATTGTCCAACAGCTAGATCCTACAGAACACAATCAAGATTGGTTGTATAACGAGACTGAGAAGTTCTGTAAGGATAAGGCAGTTTATACTGCTATTCTAAATTCTATCTCCATTCTAGATGGTCGGGATAAGACTAGGTCAAAGGATGGTATTCCTTCCTTGTTACAAGAAGCTCTAGGAGTGTGCTTTGACAACAAAGTCGGGCATGACTATATAGAAAATTCTGAAGAGCGGTATGACTTTTATCACAGGAAAGAAACAAGGATACCCTTTGATCTTGACTACTTCAACAAGATAACTAATGGGGGATTGCCGAACAAGACTTTGAATGTAGTTCTGGCAGGCACCGGTGTTGGTAAATCTCTGTTCATGTGTCACGTTGCTGCCTCGATTGTTGCTCAGGGAAAGAATGTTCTTTATATAACACTTGAGATGGCTGAGGAAAGGATTGCTGAGAGGATCGATGCCAATCTGATGAATGTTACTCTGGATCAGTTAAAAGATCTTCCAAAGACAATATTCGGAAATAGAATAGAAAAGATCAAGGAAAAGACTCGCGGAAAACTTATCATAAAAGAGTATCCTACTACTGGAGCACACGTAGGACACTTTAAAGCTTTATTAAATGAATTACAATTGAAGCGGCAGTTCAAACCTGATATGATAATTGTTGACTATCTCAATATCTGCGCAAGTTCAAGATTCAAAGCTGGGGCAAACATTAATTCATATACACTTGTTAAATCTATTGCTGAAGAACTTCGTGGTCTTGCGGTTGAAGAAAATGTTCCGATACTAAGTGCGACTCAGACAACTAGAACAGGCTATGGAAACACAGATGTAGAACTAACAGATACTTCTGAATCGTTTGGTTTGCCTGCAACTGTTGACTTTATGTTTGCCTTGATTTCAACTGAGGATCTGGAACAATTGAATCAATTAATGGTTAAACAGTTAAAGAACAGATATAATGATCCAACCATAAACAAGAGATTTGTTATCGGTGTTGATCGGGCAAAGATGAAACTTTATGATTTGGAACAAACCGCCCAAAAGAATTTATCCGACTCGGGTTTAAAGATTGACGAAAACCAATTTAGTAATTATAATGCTAGCAAGTTATTCTCGAAAACCAAAAAAGATTTTTCAAGTATAAAGGTATAAAAATGAAAACACTGGGACAAAGTAGACTATCCGGAACTCAACTATCAAAAAGAATAAACGAAAAGACTGCCGCAGATGTTCCGGTGCCAATTTCTGATTACGTCAATACCGCAATGACAGAGGTAAGTGTTAATTCTACAATTGACATACTACCTCAACCCCAAGGAGAACTACCGAAGTTACAATCCGTGGATAATGTATTTGCCAATTCTGATACAATGAAGAAATTGTTGAAAGCAATGGCAAATACTAAGCCTAATAAATAATGTTGATATGGTAACATAGGAGAGTGTTATGAGAGTTTCTGTATCCGGTGCAAAGGACAAAGAGCTTTCGAAGTTGGTTAAACTAGCAGCAAAGTCGTTTTCCGAAAAACTCATCTCACCGCAGTTAAGTAAAAATATAAACCTACGCATTTTAATTAAAGACAAATTGGAAGTAGGTGGTTATTGTGACTTCGAAGATAGTTGGCCATATCCGCCCAGAAACTTTACTATAGAATTGGATCGGGCGAAAAAGAAGATCCATATGTTCATAGCTTTGGCACATGAAATGGTTCATCTCAAGCAGTTTGCTAAGTGTGAGATGAAAGACAAATTATACAAAAGAAAGTATGTCACAGTTTGGAAAGGTGAGATATATGAGGATATCTCTTATTGGGATTGTCCTTGGGAAATAGAAGCATATGGTATGGAAAATAGTCTTGTTGCTAAGTTTCTAATTGAACATGATGTGTTCAAAGAGCTTAACCAGAAGAAAGAAGTTTGGTTTGTAAATAAAAATGATCTTGATGAGGATGAGGATATGAAGATCAAATAAAAATAAAGGAGTGGAAATGGATATAACTTTTAACCTACTCGACGTAATACAGATTGGTTTAATGTTGGGCGCTTGTTATGCCTGCTATAGGTGGGGACACCATAAAGGAATAAACGACACTATCAATTTTTTTGAGAATGAGGGTGTCATAGAAATTAATAAAGATAGCGACTCATAAAAAGAGATCCCCGTATACGGGGATTTTTTGTCTTTAGTTTTCAATGACTTACTAGGTGCTTGACAACTTATCCAAAAGGACATATAATTTAAAAATGATAGAAAGGAACCAAATGGACAAGATCAAAACTCGTGCAGAGATGTGGGCAGAATCAGAAGCTCTAATGAAGGACTTCCTATCCCGCGGTGGTCAGATCACTGTTGAAAAGACCAAAAAGGATCCGAGAAAAATTACTGCTTCGGTCAAGAACAAGGGCGGTCGGGTATTCAGCGATCCTACTGCGAGGTTTCCGAAGCGATGAATTTTGCGATCGGATCAGATGTAGAAATAACTACAAAGTATAAATCTAATTTACTAGGTAGGGACTTTGACATCAATACCGTTAAGGGTAAGGTTGTAGAGAACCCTAAATGGTTGGGTGCAGATTACGTGAGCATAGCTACGGGCAAGCCTGAATGGCCGGTATCTATGATCCGTAAAGATAAAATTATAGGGTTTTCGGGATTGTCAGTTAAGGTTGACACTCGTATTTTCAAAGTGACATCCAAACAATCTAGGAAAACATATAATGTTGTCTACTCAAATAGCAATGCTTCTTGTGATTGTTTGGGGTATCAGTTTCGCCAAAGTTGTAAGCACTCCAAAAAAGTGCTTGACAGGGTGAATGAACGGTGTTAAAATTATAGAGTGGTTGGTGTAGTTCTAATTTATTTTATGAGGAGTTTTTGATGTCTACATTTACTGTTGCAGGTGTTTCAACTCAGAATGGTATTACCAAGGTTCGTTTCGCAAACGATCTAGTTTCTCGTACCAAGCTTCTGGCAAAGGGTGGGCATTCCCCGCTCGAACTTATCGAGCTTCCCCGTCCAATGACCAAGGCTGAGGCTTGCGCACATCTCCTAGATGTTGGCGGAGTGTTCAAGCAGTATGAGACTTTGATCAACGAGACAATGGGTAAGAAAGTGGGTAATGTTGTAGCTAAGGTTGCTAAGCAACCGAAGGCAAAGGCGCCGAAGGCTCCTAAAGCAACTCCTGCTCAGAAGACCTCTGGCAAGATCAAGGCCATCGAGAAAAAGATCAAAGACGAAGATAAGGATGACGAACTCCTTATCGAAGAACTTGGTGCAGCACTC